AGGCAAACGAGCCGTGCTATTGCACATTTTTAATATGATGAAAGAGGAAACCTAATGTCAGAAGCAGAACAGGTAGTCCAGCCAGAGGGAACAGAAGCACCAGTTTCTACTATAGAAACACCTGCTGAAGTTGCATCAGGCGGATCTGGTAACGACTTCTTAAATTCAATACCAGAGGATCTAAGACAACACCCAAGTTTATCGCCTATCAAGGATGTGGAGAACCTTGCTAGGTCTTATGTAAATGCACAGCGTTTGATTGGTGCAGATAAAATACCAATGCCCGTAAACCCTACAGATGAGGATCTAGACAGGATTTATGGCAAGCTGGGCAGACCAGAAACACCTGACCAGTATCAGATTGCTACTGATGGAAACATCGTTACAGAAGAAGTGGCAACAGGATATGCAGACGTAGCACACAAACTACGGCTTACCCCCGATCAAGCAAACGGTGTTCTTGAGTATTATCGTTCTGTAACGCAGGGCAACATTGAAACTATGAACGCTACAAACCAAAAGTCTTTAGAAGAATCTTCTTCTGCTTTACAGGCTGAGTGGGGCGATAAGTATGATAATAAAATGCAGTCAGCGCAAAAAGTTGTAGACCAGTTTGAGGCTGGGCAGATAATGGAAATGCAGCTTGCAGACGGCACAAAACTAGGAAATCACCCAGACATAATAAAGACATTTGCAAAAATTGCAGAATTTAGGCAAAATGTAACTAGCGAAGACACAGTTTCAGAAAGTGCTACATCTTTGGGTATGTCACCTCAACAGGCAGAAAATGAAATTACGGCAATCATGTCTGATCGTAATCATGCCTATTGGGATAGAAAAAACCCACAGCATAATGCGGCAGTAGAACGCATGACAAAGCTGATGGAGATGCAGCATGGATGACGTAGAAATACGTCTTGAGTGTTTGCGTATTGCGGTTGAGTTTGGTACTCAGCGTGATATGAAAGACCCAGAGCATCTGGTAGAGAAGTACTATCAGGTGGTCATGCAGGGTAGCGGTGCAAATCGTCCTGTTGACAATCGGAAAGACGGTAGACGCAAGCAGTCTTAAAAAGCTAGGTTTGTCCGGCATCGGGTAGCATACCGTAAAATCGTCAAATGTAACTTGTAGAAAAGGAGAGACATTATGTCTACTCAAGTAACTACGGCATTTGTCCAACAGTATTCTGCTAATGTGCAGATGCTATCACAACAGAGAGGTTCTCTCTTGCGTGATACGGTACGTTCAGAAACGATGGTTGGCAAAAATGCTTTTTTTGACCAAGTGGGTAAAGCCACAGCGGTCAAGCGTACTACTAGGCATGGGGATACACCCCAGATCGATACGCCCCATGCAAGGCGGCGTATGAGCCTTGTGGATTATGAGTATGCAGATCTGATCGATGATCAGGACAAAGTGCGTATGCTTATTGATCCAACATCCACTTATGCACAGGCAGCAGCGTCTGCTATGGGCAGAGCAATGGATGATGAGATTATCGCAGCCGCAACTGGTACTGCGTTTACTGGTGAAACAGGTTCAACATCTACTGCATTGCCATCTGGACAACAGATTGCACATGGTAGTGCTGACCTGACACTTGCAAAACTGATCACAGCAAAGAAGACACTTGATCTTGCTTCTGTTGATCCATCAATCCCACGCTACATTGCGGTTGGGCCAAACCAGATTGAAGCACTGCTGAATAACACAACCGTTACTTCATCAGACTTCAACACTGTCAAGGCTCTTGTGCAGGGTGAAATTGACACCTTCTTAGGCTTCAAGTTCATCGTGACAAATCGTTTGGCTCTTGCGTCAAACATCCGCACTTGCTTTGCTTGGGCTGAAGATGGGCTTGCTTTGGGCATCGGCAAAGATGTCACTGCAAGAATTGATGAACGTGCAGACAAAGGGTATGCCACACAGGTTTACTACTGCATGAGCATAGCAGCAACAAGAATGGAAGAAGAAAAAGTCGTTTCCATTGCTTGTGACGAATCAGCGTAAGGAGGGATTGTATTATGGGTACTGTATATTCAACACAGCGCACAAACAGTCGTGCAACTCCTGTCGTTATGAACAAGTCAAATGAGTTAGGTGGGCGTGTTCGTGTGGCTCATGGTGTCTATGAAGCATCTTCATTGGCAGCAGATGAGATCATCGAAATGTTCCTGTTGCCAGATGGCGCAAGAATTTTACACGGTCAACTTGCTCACGATGCTCTTGGTTCATCCACTACTTTAGCGGTTGGACATGGCGCATACGCCAATGCTGATGGCACTGCTGTAGCAGCAGATGCTGACGAGTTCAAAGCTGCCGCTGCTTCAACTTCTGCTCAAAAGGTAGACGTTGCTGCAACATTGGCTCTTGGCTCTGGCATTGAGATTGATGCTGATGACGATGGGTATCCTGTTACTGTTACACTTGCTGGTGCAGCAGCTACAGGAACTATTGAATTAACAATGTACTACGTTGTTGATTAATCCTAATACGAGAGGGGCGGTCAGCCGCCCTTCTCATTTTGGAGTGTTGTATGCCTTCTGTTGTTGACATCTGTAATGAGGCGATGGATCTGCTAGGTGCGGCTACCATCACATCCCTGACTGAAAACTCAAAGGAAGCCCGTCTGTGTAACAGGCGGTTTGAAACTGTGAGAGATTCGGTTTTACGTTCCCATCCTTGGAATGTTGCGATTGTAAGGACGGATATAGCAGCAGACAGTGACGCTCCGGCTTTCGGGTTTACACACCAATTTACGCTTCCAACTGACCCCTTTTGCTTGAGGGTTCTGTCTTTTTGGAACTCAAGCGTAGACAATGAGGTTGCAGCATACGATAGCAACGTCATGTATAAGATAGAAGGGCGAAAAATTCTTTCTAATCAAGGAACTTGCAACATCACTTATCTTGCAAGAATAACAGATACAGAATTGTATGACAGCTTATTGTCATCTGCCATAGCTCATAGGTTAGCTTCTGAGACAGCCTATGCGATTACAGGGAGCAACTCTGTGGCTCAAGGTATGCAAGCCTTGTACGAGATTAGACTGAGAGAGGCAAAGTCTATAGATGCTATGGAAGGTTATCCAGAGCAGCCACAAGCAGACGAATTTGTAAATATAAGGTTCTAAGCTATGGCGAGAGTATCGACTATTGTAACCAACTTTCGGGCTGGTGAACTGTCGCCAAGGTTGGAAGGCCGCATTGATCTAGACAAATACAACGAAGCTGCACAAACGATGCAGAATATGTTGGTGTTTCCTCAAGGGGGAACAACTAGAAGGCCTGGTAGTTATTATGCTGGAACATCAAAGGATGGCGGTCAGGTCAGGCTGATTAACTTTGAATTTAGTGATGAACAGGCTTATGTCCTTGAGTTTGGCAATAATTATATCCGCTTCTTCAAAGACGGGGGAATACTCACCGAATCACAGAAAACAATTACGGGGGCAACGGCAGCCAATCCCGTTGTCGTTACTGCTGGTAGTCACGGCTATTCTAATGGTGATAGGGTTTTCATTACCGAAGTAACAGGCATGACTGAGCTTAACAACAGAGAGTTTACTGTTGCCAACAAGACCACAAACACATTTGAGTTATCAGGAATAGATGGTTCGGCGTTTACTGCGTATTCGTCAGGCGGCAAGTCAGGAAAGATTGTTGAGGTAACAACTACATATACGACAGCGCAAGTGTTTGAGATTAACCATGCACAGTCTGCTGATGTATTGTTTCTTGCCCACAAAGACCATGAGCCAGCTAAACTGACACGCACAACAGCTTCATCATTTACTTTAACAGACATAGACTTTATTGATGGCCCTTGGCTAGATGAGAACGCTACGACTACGACATTGTATGCGTCAGCGGCAACAGGCACTGGCATAACTATCACAGCATCTGCCGATTTGTTTTCCAGCGATGATGTTGGGCGTTACATTCGTTTCAGAGAAATACTAGAGATTGAGCATGACGAATGGGCAGCAAGCACTAGCTA